ATGCCGCCACTTTCCGACCTTCAAATTAAGCGCTCAAAGCCCGAGGCTAAACCCTATAGCGTAACGGATGGCTTTGGGTTATCTCTCATTGTTGAACCCAATGGCTCAAAAGCCTGGCGCTTTCGTTATCGATTTGCTGGCAAGCCAAAAATGATATCTCTTGGCACATACCCGTTAGTCACCTTGGCTGAGGCCAGAGAAAAACGTGATGAGATGCGAAAGCTGGTTGCCGCTGGTAAAAACCCAAGTGAAGTCCGCAAGGATAATAAACGCTCACTACTGTTGGAGCAGGCCAATACATTTGAGGCAATAGCCAGAGAGTGGTATGGGCGAAATGTTGAACGTTGGTCTGAGGGATACAGCAAAGACATGATGAGCGCATTTGAGAAAGATATTTTCCCCTATATTGGGCATCGTCCCATTAGAGATATAAAACCCCTCGAACTACTAGAAGCACTATCCAGAATGGAGCGCCGTGGAGCTACTGAGAAAGTTCGTAAAGTCAGGCAGCGATGTGCAGAAGTCTGGAAATACGCCATTGTTACTGGCAGAGCGGAATATAACCCCGCCCCAGACTTATCCAGTGCCCTTAGACCACACAAAAGAGATAACTATGCTCATCTCTCTGCAGAAGAGTTGCCAGCATTTTTGCATGGCGTAAATGGGTACCGTGGAAGTGAAGTGGTGAAGAACGCTTTAAGGCTACTGATTATTACCGGACTTCGGCCCGGTGAGCTTCGTGGCGCTGTATGGCGTGAGATTGATATGGATAAAGCCTTGTGGGAGATCCCGCCAGAAAGAATGAAAATGAGGCGTAACCATGCCGTCCCCTTATCAAAGCAGGCAATAGAGTTACTGCGGCGAGTCCAGCTCATCAGTGGCGGATATGAGTTTGTATTCCCCGGGCGAGGTGTTGGTGATAAGCCAATCAGTGAGATGACAATGAATCTTCTCATTCGACGTATTGGTTACAGTGGCAGGGCGACAGGACATGGTTTCCGGCACACCATGAGCACCATTTTGCATGAGCAGGGGTTTAATACTGCATGGATAGAGCTACAACTAGCTCACGTCGATAAAAACAGCATTCGTGGCACCTACAATCACGCTCAGTATCTTGATGGACGTCGAGAAATGCTTCAGTGGTATGCCGACTATATGGATAGCCTGGAACGTCAGTTAAAAGATTAGTGATTAGGTAAAATTCTTCCGTGAGGAATAAAAAAGGGTCGGTTCAGTAGGTTCAGTCGGTTCAATATTTTAATTTATTGATTTATAAGTTAATTAATTCATTTTTTGAACCGACCCTGAACCGACTTTAGGCCGTTTGAACCGACCCTAATGTTGTGATTTTCCGCAAAACTAGCTTTCTCTCAGTTAAGTCACCCTAACTCCACCATCGATAAGCCGAAATTATTCACCACAGTTTGATGAGAAAATGTGAAGTGATGCTGTGCATCGCTAGGGTAGGTGCTGGACGAGTATACAGTGGTGATTTATAGTAGACCTCAAGAGAATAAGGCTATGCCTAGGCTGATCCCCGAAAACCAGTACACCTCTACTGGCTGGCATAGTCCCCAAATAATTAGAGGATGCGAGGTGGCGTAATGCTTGATATTGCTGAACTGCTCAAAGCTAGAAAGAGCGAGTTTATAAGTCTCAGAGAGTTAATTACAAGAATTAAGCTACACCAGCCACATGTAAGTGAGTCTGATATAGCTGAGGTCATTTATTTAGAAATGTCTAATAAGACCATGCCTGAATGGGTAAGGCGGGGAATTGCTGGTTCTATTGAAAAAACCTATGTTGATGAATCTAATGACTCCGATAGTTCCTTAGAAGAGTTATTAAAAGTAGTTTTTAAATTGGGGTGTATGCCAGAAGTTACACCTCCCCCGGTTCTTGAACCTCCAATGGATTTTGATGACGATATTCCGTTCTGACTTACAGGAGATAACGTAAATGGCTGGGTGGGGAAGTAGTAATAATGATCACTGGTCTGCTCCAAGTTTTGATAATTATGGTTTTAGAAGATCAGAGCTTAAAGGATTAGCTGAAAAGTTAGGGGTGGATCTAGATACGCCACTCGATAATATCAAAGCTCATGCTATAAAAAGCAAAGAGCCTGTTTTGGTCGGCGAAGATATTAATAAGTTAAAAGTAGAAATTAGTGAGCTTAAAGAGCAAATTAAAAAGCTGAATACTGAAAGGCCTTTATTTTTAGGTGTTCATATAAATATTGACCCTCTGATGATGGCTATTCAGTTACGTAATGTTGAGTGGCAGAAGTATGATGAAGACGACAGAAGTACCACGCCAAGTGCTATTTACTTGATTGAAAAACTCAAACAAGAGCACGGTATGTCAGATGCCCTAGCGAGAGCAATAGAAAAAGTTGCGTGCCCCATCCAGCGAAAATAACCCTCACCCTTGTAAATCCTAGTCCTAACTACTGTTAGGACTTTTTCAGCCCTACCCCTTAGGCTTGGAGATATGAAATTACCCTGACCCTTAGGTTATAAACGCGATATTCCTCATATGGAGTCCTTACCCTTAGGGTTAAAACAGAACTAATCACCATTAGGTCTAATGGTGCGTAAAATATAGCTATTTTCGTGCGACGATATTCCTCGTAAACCACAATAGACGTTACGAGGTAAATATGTCCCAGTCATTAATCAGATTCACTGAAGTCCAACGCCGAACTGGTTACAGTAAGGCTTGGCTTTACCGCCTTATCAGCCAGAATCGTTTCCCTCAATCGATTAAAATCGGTACTCGCTCCATTGCCTTCGTTGAAAGCGAAATTGACGAGTGGATCAACCAACGCATTGCTGAATCCCGCAAGGAGGTCGCCTAATTAAGTATATAGGGTGTGCATTTGTTGCGTGTGTTTGCGCTCGGCTTAATCCAGCATTTGATTTCCGTTACTACAGTTACCAAACGATTTAACGAAGAGTAATTAAACATGAAAAAATTAAATGCCTTAATTGGCAGTACCCAAACTCAGCCTAAAATCGTACTCAGCGGTATTAACGTTAATGGCTTGCCTATCGAGTTTGTAGATCAATGGACAGAGTATTGGACTAAGCAGAGTTTCGCTATTTCTATCCCTACCAATATTCGCCGCCAGTATTATCCCGATGATTCAGCGTTCAGTGTAGCCATGCGTAAGGCTGGTTATGTGCCGGTTCGTACGCGAAAGTTGACAGGGAAAAAGGAGAGTTTCTGGTTGTATCGGGTAACTGGCAATGATAAGGGGGTGTGCCCAGCAGTTCCCGCCAATAGTAAGGCTTACAGCCCATTTGTGCAGGTGTCGAATAAGCCTCGATATGGTTATAACGAGGTCGCTTTAGATGGGAAATTACTTCATGTGTATGGCGACCACATCCGTTTACTGACTAAAAAGCGGGTTCGTGTAAATGGTAAGCAGGTTCAGGGCTACACAGCTAAAGGTCTGCGCGTGGAGGTAGTGGGATGATGCGCATAACTCCAACAGCTAGCCTGAACCGACTATCTTTGAGCGAGTCGCATACTAACCTGGTAATTTCGGGTCAGTTTCAAAAAACTTTGCAGCTGAATTACGGTCACTCACAAATATCACGTAACTCATTGATAGAGATTGATTATAACAAATCGTTAGAATTGAAATGTGCACCGAATATGCGGAAAATCAAACATGGCAATTCACCGAGTTTACCGGCGAAACGTAATTCATTGATTCTTTCGAAGAACGCCGTTGGCGTAGGCCGAGGAATCAAAGGCGAACAGTATTCGCCTTCGGTTAAACCGGGTGATTATTCCGGTTCAGCAGTCATTCAACACGGATGTAACAATGAAAATCAGCAGGTTAAAAGCAAAGAAAAGGGTAGCACTGTGAATGCTACCCTTCGGGATTACTCAGATGGCTCTACTTTGGACTTCTTACGCTGGCGGCGTTTGATCTCACCTTGCATGGCAGTGACAATAAACTGTCCTGTAGTCTCGCCATCTTCTTTCACTAACTCCATTGCTTCAACCACTTCATGTGGAGCACGTGCCTGCACTTTTTGCGATTTACTATTGATGTGGTCTCTTTGCACAACTGGTCTCCATCTTTGTTTGTGGAATCCAGTATACATTAAAAAAGAGATTAAAAAAGAGTTGAAGTGGAATCCAGTTGGTGTCTATACTGGAATCCACTTGATAGTTTTGTTTGCTATCAAATTAGCGAAGCCCAGAAGTGCTACCAACACTATCTGGGCTTCTAACCACAATGTTATCGGAGCTAACACTATGGCATGTCAACATAGTACCCAAACTCGCCCTAAATTTCAGTATCTCTTTCTCGCCGTGTGCCGTTCTGACTTGAACGCAACGCCGCACCGTGAATCAGTCACTGCCCATTCTGAACAAGATGCCCGTCGCTCTCTGGCTGGTCAGTTCGTACTTTCCTTTGCCGGCCGTATTCCTGCACAGGGGGTATGCAATGCTTAAAAAATACCGTGTTGAATTTAGCGCATTAGACGCTGCTGGTGGTGCACTTAAGCTGTCATGGTGTGGTGAAGCTGAGAGCCTTGATAAAGCATCGACCATTGTTCTCTTAGGGGCAACCGAGCGCAGGTTAAGCAACATTCAGCTCACCAGCATCATGCAGCTCCTTGATGAGGATGATATCTACCCACCTTCATACAAAGAAACTCAAGCCCTGATTGCTGAACTGATGGGCAGCCGTGGTAAGCCCATTCCTTACACCAGTGAGAATGTATCCCGCACTCGTTTATTACGCGTCAAAGAAGGTCTGCTCCATTTGTTGACGGTTGTTATTCCTCTGATTGAGAACGAGCAGCAACGGTTGCAAGTGTATTGGTGGACTGAGGCGGTACATAACATCGTGCGGTTTGAAGAACATGACGCGAAAAATGAGCAGGGGGTGTGCAATGACTGAACATTACGAAAGACGTATAGGCAGACTCTGCCGCAAGCTAGCTCACGCGTATCTTAGTCATCTCCTGAAAGACAGCGGAAGACCGGTGGCTTATGTCAACACTGAAGATGGTCGTCGGGTCTCAATCACGCTTGATGTTGACTCGACAGCAATCTGCATCTGGAAAGGGCTGGTTATTCCCGCAGAGAGGCAATATCTAGGGAAAGTGGGTAAGTCGTTCGCCATCCATATGCTGACTATTTGTTTTGCTGATGAAGAGATCAGTGCTGAAGGACTGGATGTGATGAAAAACGTCCTTGCTGATGGTGTCGCGTCATTTTATGCCCGGGAGAAAAACTGATATGGCTAATAAAACTGAACTGGCAATGGTTGCGGCCAAAGATTTGCAAATTACCGAATATCGTGGGCAGCGCGTGGCAACCACTGAGCAGCTTGCGGCTGGGTATGGCACAACAGCGATCCGTATCCAGCAAAACCACCATGAAAATAAATCCCGCTTTGTTGAGGGTAAGCACTTCTTCAAAGTGGTTGGTGCTGAACTCAATAATTTGCGACTAGTTTTAAGCGAGCTGCAAATCTCACCAAAAACTCGCTCACTTATGCTCTGGACTGAGCGCGGTGCTGCCAATCACGCGAAGATGTTAGAAACCGATCAGGCGTGGGAATACTACAACGAACTCACTGAGTTTTACTTTACCCGACGTGGTGCGTTACCTGCACCTGCAACTACTCCCGACCTCAGTCGTTTGGAGATTCTTCAACTGGCTATCGACTCCGAGCAAGGTCGCTTAGCTGAAAAGCAACGCGCTGATAAAGCTGTTCGTGCCAAAGGTCAGATTAGCCGTAAACGTGAAGCCAGCGCTCTCGGCAAACTAAGTGCTGCGACTCGCAAATGTCGTGAGCTGGAAGAACGGCTGGGGGAAAGTACCAAGCATGCCACGGTGAAAGCGGTAGAGAACGTGACTCATCTGAAGTTTGCATGGCATCCGCTGCGCAAGTGGTGTCTTGAGAATGGTTTTAAACCGGAGATAGTGCCTGACCCCTGGTACGGCTCTGTAAAATCATGGCCCTGCGAAGCATGGCTGGCCGTACATAACATTAATCTGTCCGATGTTATGGGGGCGACTCATGGATAAATTAGCGCCCTGCGAAGTTTCCGATCTTCTCAGTCAAATTGCTTCAATTTTAAAAGTCAGCTCAATGATGATTGGTAGCGAGGATGGTAACGACACGGGTTACGAACTTCTTTGGATTGCTATGGATCGCGCTGAAAAAGCGGCGAAAAATATTAAGGGGGTGAATTATGGGCCAACCACAACAAAATGATCGTTACAAAGACAGTCATGGCTCATTGGTCACTGTCGATACCGTTGCCTTTAATCGCGTTACTTTTAATCGTGACGGATATTCGTCACCCTGCATTATGCCACTGGCTCGGTTCGTTGCTGAATTTACCTTTATCGGGAGAGTGTAGCTATGAAAGCCAATGAATCAGTACCTTTGGATATTGCCACGCATAAAGCAGGTCAATTAAATGCTCTCTTGCTGTTGATGTTTGAATCCAATGTTGAATTAGATACTACTGACGAAAAGGAATTATTAAGCCTTGCACTGGATCTGGCTGGGCCAGTTGCAGTTCATTTGCTTGAACGGGAGGCCGGACAAAATGGGACGCCTTGATAAAGTCAGTAGCTAAATGCCCTGTATTTAATTAGTTAGCACTTCAACATTTCAAAAATAACAGCCATCAGGCTGGGGACTCGCTCGGCCTGATGAAAGGAAAGGATATATTTATGACGAACCTGAATCATTCAATCGAATTAAATCGTAAACATATTGCAGTGGCATTTATCGCTTATTGTCAGAAACGAAATAAAGGCGAATCCATTGCCAATGTCATTATTAATTCTAAAAAGATTGTCGTTCTTGAGAATTTAACCGAGGCCGCAGTTTGTAATTGTCTAATACATTCTCTGGAAGTGCTTTGTTTTCAGGAATTCGGGCGTGATGACGGTTCTCGGATCCTTGTGGAAACTTACACTCAGATGCTGAGCAAAGATAACAGTAAATTGACACCGCACGGCGTCGAGACAATGACAGAAGTCATGAAGGCTACGGTAGTAGAGACTTTGGCTAATCCTCACGATAACCGGCATGGACTGGTATTCAGTCAGGATGGTGCAGCATGAAACCATCTATAGACATGATCCGTGAAGTGACGGCTCAGGCCACCCACCACTGGCGCGATATTCTTGGTTATCTCGGTATTGATGTACCAGAACGACCTCGTGACCATTCTGCTTGTCCGGCATGTGGCGGCAAAGACAGATTCCGATTTGATGACCAAGATGGGCGCGGAACCCATTTCTGTAATCAATGTGGTGCCGGTGATGGGCTTGAGTTGGTACAGAAAGTTAAGCAGTGCACTTCCACTGAGGCGGCGGTCATGGTAGCAGATGCACTGGGAATGGCTCTGAATTCACCCAGGCCGGTATCCACTAAGCCTGTAAAACAACCCGCACAGTCAGACATACCAATAGCAAATAAGGTTGCGGAACTGGTGGCTAAAACGATACCTGGCGAATCTCAGTACCTACTTAATAAGGGGCTTCCAAGCCCCTCCCAAACCCTACTGAGTGATGGTTCCTTGTTGCTAGTGCTGCAAACGATGGAGGGCGTGATAACGGGTGCGCAGGTGATTAAGCCTGATGGTACAAAGCGACTGATATCTGGAACCATCAAAAAAGGTTCATTCATTCCCGTGAGGCTTCCTCCGACATCGAGTAATGAGCCGGTTGTAACGGTACTTATCGCAGAAGGTAACGCAACCGGCGTTACCGTTTCATTACTGAGTGATGGGGTTGTGCTGGCCGCTATTGATGAAGGGAACCTGATCCATATAGCGAAAGCATGTCGGGAACATTGGACTGATGCGAAAATTATCATTGCTGCTGATAACGACCTTAAACCCAATGAAAAGAATGTCGGGAAAGAATCTGCTGAGAAAGCAGCTACCGCGGTGAATGGCTGGGTTGCCTTACCACCGACAGGCCATAAAGCCGACTGGGATGATTATCGTCAGCAGTATGGACTGGATGCGAGTATTACCGCGTTTGCTGATTCTCTATATCAACCACATATTTTGGCAGAAGAGGAGCCTCCGGTAGCGGAGCCTCAGGATGTCAGGCGTCCCTATGTTGATGAGCGTAAAGGGGGCATGTATTGGGTTGAACCCAAACTGGATAAAAGTAACGGCAATATTACGGAAAGAGAAAGCTGGCTGAGTGACCCGATATCAGTTGCGGGGATAGGTGAAGACGATAACGAGCGGTATCTGATCCTCTCCTGGACGCCGGAGGGTAACAGTACCGAACGTTCAGAAGCTTTACCCATGCGTGACATTGGCGAGCGGGAAGGCTGGTCGCGGCTGCGGGCTGGTGGCTTATCTATCACAGCCAAAAGTGGATTACGGGCAATACTGGCTGACTACCTGCAACGCAGTGGAGAGCGGCAGCTTTGGACAGTTGCCAATGCTACTGGTTGGCAGTGTGGGGCATACATCATGCCGGATGGTTCGGTGATTGGCGCACCTGCAACCCCGGTACTCTTTAATGGTCGCTCATCGGCGGCAAAAGGCTACACCACCAAGGGGACCCCAGAGAGCTGGCGCAGTAATGTAGCCAAACTTGCTCGAGGTAATCCCTCCATGATGTTGGGTATTGCCTGTGCCTTCGCTGCTCCGCTCATTGGTCTGGCTGGTGCGGATGGTTTTGGTGTTCATTTATTCGGTGGTTCCTCCGCGGGTAAAACCACGACGGGTAACGCGGCTACCACTGTTTATGGTGAACCCGAAGCGCTGAAACTGACGTGGTACTCAACAGCATTGGGCTTGGTAAATGAGGCTGCGGCGCACAATGACGGTTTTATGCCACTGGATGAGATAGGGCAAGGCAGCAATAAACGCGCAGTTGCTGATGCTGCTTACGCTTTGTTTAACGGCGTCGGCAAAATTCAAGGGGCCAAGGAGGGCGGTAATCGGGATGTGAAACGCTGGCGCGCAATGGCATTCAGTACCGGTGAAATCGATCTCGAAAGTTATATCCGAGCTGATGGTGGCAAAGTAAACGCGGGCCAACTGGTTCGGCTCTTAAATGTGCCTATCACCAAAGCAACTGAATACCATGGTTTCAAGGATGGTAAAGCCCATGCAGATGCTATGCGAGATGCCTGTAAAGACCACTATGGTGCCGTGGGGCGGGCATGGATTAAGTGCTTAGCCAGTCAGAAAGAGGCGGCAGCGCAAGCTGTCAGGGATGCGGAACGTCGGTGGATAGCATTATTACCCGATGAAGCCAGTGAGCAGGTACGCCGTGTTGCATCGAGGTTCGCCATACTGGAAGCCGCTTTGCTACTTTCCAAACACCTTACCAGTTGGAATGAACAAGAGTGCCGTGACGCTTTACAACATGGCTTTAATGCATGGGTGAATGATTTTGGTATGGGTAACCGTGAATCAAAAGCATGGGCGGAACAGGCTGAGTCTTTCTTGCAACGCTTCGGTTATAGCCGTTATTTACCACACCCTGAAACGGACCCGCGAGATTTACCAATAAAGGATTTAGCGGGGTATCGGGAGAAAAAGCAGGGACTCGACACATTGGTATTCCATACCTTCCCGTCGGTGTTTCGCGACGAGATAGCTGTAGGTGCTAATGCAGTGGCTTTTGCTCAGGTTCTGGCAGATGCCGGTATGTTGGATAAACCGAGCAAGGGGATCACCAAGAAAACGCTCAGAATTGACGGTAAGCAACCCCGTTTTGTGGTGCTCATGATGCCTGATGACTTGGAGGAATAAGCAGATCGCCTCCATTTGAACTGACCTGAATCGGATTAATCATTCTCTCTGGCGGGGTATTACACCAATGCCCTGACAGAGAATAAAAGAATACAGGGTATGCATATCATGAGAATGACAAAAGAGTTACGTGCCGAGGTATTCCGGCTTAAACAATCAGGCATCGGCTATAAACGGATAGCTGACATGACTAGCTTGAATTTGAGTACGGTCAAAAGCGCCTGTAAGCGGTCTGGATTGTTTGCTGATAATCCCGACCATGTAGCGATGTTTAAGATACCGGAGAAGCAATACAGCACCGCACTTATCGTGCCTAAAGCGTTACCTGTGCAGCGGCGTATTACCGGAGACAGGCAGACAGATGCTTATTTGTGGGTTCTGGAAGTTATCAATACCGGCGAACCTGGACATATTGCGGCAGCAGAGGAAGCCTTGCACAAACTGACTATATCCCCCAAAGATGCTCGTGATAATTACACTCGTTATTTGGAAGCGAATGGTGCGGGATGGACTGCTAGTTTTTCCACAATGATGATGGGCGACCCGCAGCATTATATTGACCGGGCCAGAACACAATATACTCGAGCAGCAGAAGTCAGAGGAGCATTTGGCAGTTATGAGGCAGCACTGGAACCCACCAGAGCTGAACAACTCATGGAGATGGTCTGTGGTGATATCTATGATGATTGTTTTGGCTGGACGGACGAGGAAAAAAAGAAGGGATGTATTGAGGGTAAGCGTGTTACCGATGTATGGGACATGCGCGCTCAAGCATCAAAGGGTTTCGCCGGAATTTTACCAGAACCCCATACTTTGTCTGATGTCGTCAGGGAGTTTCAGTATTGGCAATGGTTATATACGGTGCGTAATGCTGCTTACAAAGAAATGGACCCTGGTGGATATGGTTATGATTGTGAAGGCCCTATATCAGACCGTGAAACCTATCTTGATAAGAAACTTGAAATCATCCGCCCTCGCCATCAACGAGAAGCACTGGATGTATTGAAATGGTATTTGCAAAGTGAGCAACATCAGAGTTTTTCAGGCTCAGATAATGATGCGGTATATCTGAATTTAATAGGGGTGCATATAGGGGATGCGTTGATAGATAATTAAATAATGACATTAAAATCGTCTAACGTGCTGCTATTGTGGTTGATATTGACGTTATTATCTTAGTTGTCGTTACGAGTTATGGTAATATATCTACATAGCTAATCAATATAAATAGTGAGTCGTACATTAAATACGGCTCGCTTTTTTTGTTGGGTAACGTCCAGAGATTCAGAGGGGTATCCATAATATGCGTGATATTCAATTGGTATTAGAACGCTGGGGCGGTTGGGCAGCAAATGAAGATAGTGGCGTAGGTTATTCCCCTATTGCAGCCGGGTTTAAAGGTCTGTTACCGAGCACCACAAAATCACGGTTATCCTGTTGTGATAATGATGGTCTGCTGGTAGATGCCGCAGTGGGCAGACTGAAGAAAGCAGGGCGGGATGAGGATTATGACCTGATTGAACAACACTATAAAAAAGGGATATCAAAATCAGCGATTGCCAGGAAGCAGAAATGTTCTGAGGGGAAAATCAGATTAAAACTCATGATGGCCGAAACGTTTGTTGATGCTTGCCTGATTATGGCTAGTGCCAAATTAGAAATGGATGAGTGGACTCATAAGGCTGATAGTACAAAAACTGTATCAGACTTGTTCTGACAATGTTCTGTAGAAGTATGGGCGTCGGCTAAGAGCTAACAGCGGAAGATAAGTGCTTGCTGAAGACATAAGCACTTTTGCATCCATAGTGGTCATAAAATAATAAATATTATTTAGAGTGTATTGCTTTTAGTATGGGTCACTCTCTTTCATTAACTCCGTCTTGATATATTTTTACAGGAGGTCAGCTCATGGCTATCTGCGAGCAGCTCGTGTATTTCGTTGGAAGATAGCGAACTGGAAAGAAGTACGCTGACCCAGTGCTCTTTGTTCATGTGATAAGCGGGTAAGATGCCATCTTTTTTACGCAATGAGCCGATGTATTCCGGCCTGACTTTCACTTCGAGTATATCTAACTCATCATCCGTCTTCAGACCCAGCTTAGTGCCAGGGACATTCATCACGATACCGAACCATTTCTTTCCATCGTGATGCCGAAGTACTGCATAGCTTGGCAGCTTGCTCCAGAGATATTCGGGCTCAGATTTAAAATGCTCCCGTGCGTAGCTGAATAACTCCTCTCTTTTCATGATTTTTCTCGCATCATTACTTAGTTTATATTTTACTCTGGAAGTTATAATACCGCGTTCGTACTTATATTAGCTAACCAATCCGATTCGTAGCTCATGTTGATATTCCCTTCACGAAGGGATTGTTTGTAGCGCGGATGTTAGCGTCAATCTCCCAGTCTCGATAAAACGGCTCAGTTTCATGGTTTAGCAGCTCGATTACTAGGCTCAGATTATCGCCTTTTTGATACAGGCGAGCTAGATAGCGTGCGCGGCTGTTTTGAAGACCCAACAAGACGCGCAATCGGCGATTTTCGATCATAAGCGGCTCAGTTGCGCGCCGAACATCACCCGACGCCTTAGCTTTTGCAAAAACAGCGTTCATGTACGTCATATAAACGGCGAGGCGGTAACGAAGCCAATAATCCATAACATATAGACTAGGATAAACATGCTTTTCCTTAGCGGGTAAACATCAACATTGCAAAAATAACGTCTGGTCTCATCCTTACAGGCTGAAGGGCGAGGTTAATTTAGAATGCCAGTTCCTAGCACTGAGCTGACTGAACCCAGAGTACAATAGGTGTCACTGTAAGTATGAACGAATACAACAATGCAAAAAAAAACTATTCGTTACGAATTTTACCTATTATTGTGTTAAGAGTGGTTACTTTGTCACGTAGCTTACACAATCAAGAAGGCTCAGTTAATCACTGGGCCTTTTTGCTTTTCTGCATTCGCATGAGCACTGGGTTGGTAAATTCAACCGTTGTGAAACAGTGCTCAGCCGAATGTGGTGAAATCACGTACGTGAGCATACTTGAGATGGCATGACCGTGAGCGCTAATAAAACTCAGGCTAAAGGCGCTCTAGGGATGTGTAAACCACACCCGAGAAACGGAGCAGCACGGTGAAAGTCCGGGAGTCGGTGAGACACCGACCACCACATTCCAACTTTTAAGGCTGCGCTATTGCGTGGTCTTTTTTCGTTTTAGCCCACCAGACACCCAATCAACTCCACACACACTTTTAACTGATGAGTGGCTGCGCTGGTGGGTTAAATTCCTTAACTATACGCCCAACCCGCAGACCGGGAGGGGGAGACTATGAAGATGAAGGATTATTCTAGCTCTATCGCCCTGTGGTTTGGTGGGCTAACAACAACCATTGGCGCGCTATCACTTAATGACTGGGCAATGATTGCCGGCATCATCTGCACCCTTGGCACTTTTGGGGTGAATTGGCACTAC